GCTACGACCAGCTTGACGAATTGGGAGTGCCGGTTGCGGCCATGGATGCGCGGCACACATCAACAGCCAAAGATCGGGCAGGCGTGCTCGGGTTTGCGAACAAGCGGGCCGAATGGTGGTGGGGAATGCGTGAGGCGCTGGACCCCGAGAAGGGCGATAACCTGGCCTTGCCGCCGCTTCCTGAACTGCGGGCCGATCTGTGCGCACCCCACTGGGAGCCTTGCCCCAAGGGGATCAAGATAGAACTCAAGGAGGACGTGGAGGATCGCCTGCAACGCACCGTGGATATCGGCGATGCCTGTGTGATGGCGCTGCCGCAAATGGTCGATCCTCTCAAAGAGGCGCGGAAAAAGCGCGCTGGCCGGCCGACGCGCGCCCACAGCGGGTATTCGCCGCATCGGTGGAGGGGATGAGCGAGCGCGACGAAAAAGCCCGCCGGGAGTTCACCCGGGCGCATAAGGCCGCGGACGTGGCCATCGACCTGATCGAACCTACCGCCGATGAAGCGCGCAACGGCTGGGACGCCGAAACGCTAACGGCCTACGTGCGGGACCAAACCGCGGCGGCCGAGCTTCGGGCGGATCCGGCAAGCGTCACGCGCCGGGTCAAACCGGTGAGGGCGTCGAGCAAATACAATCCGTTTCGGTGGAGGCGATGATGAACATCGGCGACGTCATCCAAGCCGCGATCTGGATCGACGGCACGGAAACGCAGGAAATGCGCCAGGCTTTCGAGCGCGACGTGACGGCGGTTGTCGCGGAAGGGCAGGCCGACCACGGCGTGGTGGTGGGGCCGGTGATCTGGTCCGAAAAGCGTCCCGGCGATGAGCGCGTGCCACCGGTGCCGAACCATATACAGGGCCCGGATGTCCGCCTGCTGGTCGCCGAAGCCGAGGTGATCGGCCTGGCGCCCCCGGGCGTGGGCAGCTTCGTGGTCAACGAATTGGAGCCCGACGACCTGGAACGGCTGCGCCGGATCACGCGGCGGGCCTATGAGACCATGATGACCGCGCACGGCCACCGCGGGGTCGACAGGCTCAGCGACCGGCAATGCGACACCATCATCAACGACCTGGGGCCAGAGGCCGCCATGCACGCGCTACGCAACAACACGGCTGACGTCAAAAGGGTGCTGCACTGATGACCGGAAAACCGTTCTCGAAAACCCGTTTCGACGAGGGCAAGCACTCCACGGTGCCCTTCTCGGCGGTGGCCGACAACTTCGTCGAGGCGCAAAAGGAAAGGCGCCGGCGTGGCGTGGCGCGGGCCGCAACGGTCTCCGAGGAAGAGGAAAAGCTCACGCCCGAGCAGGAAGCGGCCACAAGTCGGGGCGGCGCCCCGCCTATCCCTGAATTCAAGAAGCGCAAGGGCGCGCAATTGGGGACAGGTGGCGGAAGTCTCGGATGATCAGCCGACCGGGCAGCGCGCCATTGTGGCCTTCTACGACCCCGAAGGCGCCCGCTGGCGGTGGCTCTTAAAGCCGGGGTTTCGCCATGTGTTGGCGGCGATCGATGACGGCACCTACTGGGTGATGATCGACGCCGCGGAAGGCCGCCCGGTGTTCCAGGTGTTGCAAACCTCCGATTACGACCTGGCCGGCTTCTGGCGGGCCGAGGGCATGACCGTGGTCGAGACGGTGCAGGGCCCGCCGGTGGAAAAGCTGGCGTGGGCACATAACTGCGTCGGGCTGGTCAAGGCCGCCATCTGCATCCCGGCGCCCTTCGCGATCACGCCGCACCAGCTTTACAAGCACCTCACGAGGCCGAAATGAGATTGCCAGGATTCGGAGGGGGCGCTTCAACGCCGCCGCCACCGTCACCGCCGCCGGAGCGGGACGACCCGCGGATTGCCGAGGCCAAGAACAAGCTGCGCCAGTCCGAATTGAAACGGCGCGGCCGGCGCGCATCCATTCTCACGAAGCCCGAAGAGGATTTGGGCGAGGCCAATATCAGTCGGCCCCAGGCGTCGGCGACGTTCGGATAAGGAGTCAACATGGCAACACTTTCAATAACGGTATTCGAGGGCGCCGGGGAGGTCGCAACCGGCGATCCTTTGCAAGTCGACACGGTAACGATATCCGGTGTGTCCGCGCAATCAAGCGTGATCACCGGGTCGGGCCGAAAGCGCCGGCGGGTGCGCCTGTGTGCCGATACCGCCTGTCATGTCGTCTGGGGAGAGAACCCAACCGCCGACAGCGGCCATACATTTATGGGTGCGGAAAACCCCGAATATTTCGACATCGAATCCGGCCACAAGGTGGCGGTGATCGCGAGGACATTGCCATGATAGGAAAACCCGGAACGGTTCGCACGCTGCCAAACCCGAGCACGGCGACCTATGAGACGGCCATGCGCCTGATCGACCGTTTCGGCGGCAAGGCCGAGGCCAAAGCCGCGATGGCTGAGCTGCGCGATATCCGTGCGGAGATCGATGCCGCCCACGCCGCCGCCACGGAAGCCGAAAAGGCGGCGGTCAAGGAATACGAGGCGACCGAGACCGCGCTGGACAAGCTCGCAAAGGCCCAGGCCAAGCTGGACCGGGCGACCGCGAAGCAGGCCGAGGACATGGCCGCGCTCAACAAATTCCGGGACGCCCTGAACGAGCGCAAGGCGCAGGTCGACCAGTTCTACGATGAAACCCAGGCGCAAGCCTTGGCGCGAACCCGTGAACTGGACCAGCGCGAGGCCGAACTCACGGCCCGCGGTAAAGACCTCGCAAAGCAGATGGGGCCGATCGACACGCTACGGGAACAGGCGCAGGCAGATCGTGACGAAGCCCAGCGCCTCAAGGACGAAGCCCAGGCGCGGATTGACCGCATTGCGGCACTGGCCGGAGGGTAAGGGCTGATGGCGTTGCCGATCCTCCGCAAGCGGACGATTCTCGACATACCAGGCCACCCCGATGTGGAGATCCGCCACGGCAAGCATGTAATCCCCTCGGGTGGCGACGTGACCCTGCGTTGCGGCAAATGCGGCTCGACCGATTTCACCGCCCATGTCCGGCCGCAGTCGATGGGCGCGGCGCGGATCACCACCCTGGTATGCAACCTGTGCGCCAAGCGATTTCCCTTCAACGACCAAGGTGAAACCGGCGGGTCGATGACCGTCGAGCAGACCAATGGCTATCGACACAGAGAGGCGATCAATGCCAGATCTGATGATTAACCCGGGCTTGGCGCGGGCCCGAATCGCCCGCCTCGAAGATCGCCTTGCGCGCGACCCAAAGCACCCGCAAGAACCCCTCATACGCAGCGAAATCGCCCGGTATGAAGCGGCCATCAAGGCGGCCCAAGAACCATCGAAGCCGCCCGATCGTCTGCTAACCCGGGTCGAAACCCTGGTTGGGGCCGCGCGCAAGATCGACATCCTGCTTGCCGCCCAGCCGGACCACCCGCAGAAAGCCCGCCTGGTAAAGCGGCGCGCAGAGTACGTGCAATCTCTGACGAACATCCGCGAGCATGGGCGCGAGACATTGCGCAAGGCGCCCGGCGTGAAGATCGACGTACCGGCCGATGTTCTCGGGATTGAAGAGGAAACCGAATAATGGCGGTAACGATCGACCATTACGACCAATTCGTCGAGTTAATGGGCGATATCGCCACGACCTACGGCGGCTGGCCCAACGACACGCTGATCATCATGCTGATGAATTCCTCTCACGTGTTCACGGCGACGAACACTTTGCGCACCAACGTCAATGCCAACGAGCTTGCGACCGGCGCCGGTTATACGCAGAGTGATGGAGCGGGCGCTGGTGAGGCGCTGACGAGCGTGACCAGCAGTCAGCCGGCCGCCGGCACCTGGATGCTCGACGCGGCGGACGCATCCTGGACGGCCTCGGGTGGCAGCATCGGCCCGGCCACTGACGCGGTGGTCTTCGACGACACGATCACCGTGCCGCTCAATCCCTTGATGTTCGATATCGACTTCGGGGCGGCAGAGACGGCGGGGGAGGGCACCGACTTCCTCGTCACCTGGAATGCCAACGGCATCTGTCGGATCATATAATGGCGATCCCCTTACAGCACGACGCGGCCTCGGCACGCTGGGATAGGCCGTGGCCGTCCCTGTAATTGAATCCCGTTCCGACGACGATAACGCCGGGGCGGCGACCGGCACGACGACGCTCAACAAACCCACCGGAACCGTCGAGGGCGATTATCTTCTCGTTATCGCAGGGGATGATAATAGTACATTCAGCCCACGAGGGTTCGACCTTCTCACGGGCGGCGCCACATGGGTCGAGCACCTGGACGAGGGAACGTTCTCAACCGATTGCCAGCTAACCTTTCAGGGCAAATTCGCCGGGGCATCCGAACCGTCCACATACACGCTGAATTCAGCCGTATCGAATTCCGAAATATGGGCATCGATATTCCGGATTTCAGGCGTGGATGGAACAACACCCGTTAATGTCGTCGGTACGGCAACGCTCGCGGGGAGTACCGTGTCGCATGTCGCGGGCGAGGTCACGACAACAGTCGACGATTGTCTGGTTTTCGCCGCTTACTCATATGACGGCGGCGACGCGCACCCAACCTCGGTAAGCGGCACCGGCTGGACCGAGCTTGTCGAGCGCACATCCGGCACCGGAGCCGATGACGCCAGCGGGGCGATTGCGACAAAAACCCAATCCACCGCCGGTGCCACCGCCGACTGCACGTTCGGCTCCAACGTAACCGATGGAAGCGTCTCGGCCCAAATCGCCATCGCGCCAGGTGGCGATGGCAGTGTCACCGTAACCGTCCCACAAGACAGCCTTGCCGAAACCGACAACGTGCCCGTCGTGGCAAGCGGCGTGGCTGTTCCGGTCCCACAGGATTCGCTGGCCCAGGTCGATAACGCGCCGGCCGTCGGCACGAGTGTCGCGGTTGCCGCACCGAGCGATACATTAGCGCAGACCGACAACACCCCGGCGATTGCGAGCGGTGCCTCAGCCGGGGTGCCCCACGATCCACTGTCTCAGACGGACAACGCGCCGGCAGCCAACACGGGCGCCAGTGCTGCCGTACCGCAGGACGCGCTTGCGCAGACCGACAACGCTCCGACTGTAACGACAGGCGCCCCCGACGTTACCATTGCTGTACCGACCGACACGCTTGCGCAGACCGATAATGCGCCCGGGGTCGCCTCGGGCGTAAACGTCGTCAACCTGACGGACGTTCTTTCGCTGATCGATAACGCGCCGACGATCACGGCCGGCCCGGCCGCCGCGCCGACTGGTCCACCGAAATTCGAGGGCCTGCTCCGCGGCACCGGCCGCATGTTGCATTGATAGGAATCCATGGCTGATCGCGTTACCGACCTAATCCAGCGATGGCGGGCTCTTAGCACCGACCGCGGCCAATGGCTCCAACATTGGGATGATCTCGCGCGCGTGCAGTTGCCCCGCCGGTTGGGCTTCATTACCGAAACGCAGGACGGTGAGCGGCGCGTCGATGAGCTTTTCGACGGGACGCCCATGCAATCGGCCCGGGCCCTGGCCAACGCGCTTGGCGGAATGCTTCGGCCCGAAGGCGAGCCGTGGTTTTTCCTCAAGACCGGCGAAGACGCGGACGAAGGGACGGACGAAGCCAAGGAATGGCTGGCCGATACCGAGGACCGCCTGCGCCGGGGCTTTGACGATCCCAAGGCGCGATTCCGACAGGCCACGGGCGAGGCCGATCTTGATCTCGTGGTCTTCGGCACCGCCGAACTGTGGCTGGGCGAAATGTTCGGGACCGATCAATTGCTGTTTCAGTCCGTGCATCTGAAAGACGGCGTGCCGATTTTCAGCGAATCCGGCTCGGTCGAGGGCATGTTCCGATCCCGCAAACTGACCTTGCGCCAAGCCATCGCGCGGTTCGGCAAGGAAAGGCTTTCCGACGCCACGCAGCGCAAGCTCACCGACGCCGACGGCGGTAAAGCACTCGACGAAAAAGTGGAGTTCCTGTTCGTCACCGTGCCGAGGGAAGAGGGCAGGGCGGACGCCTTCCTGGCTCGCAATCTACCGTTCGCCGATATCGTGATCGAGGTCGAGGCCAAGCACGAAGTCAAGGTCGGGGGCTTCCATGAATTCCCCTATGTCGTGCCCCGCTGGGACACGTCCTCGGGCGAGACCTACGGCCGGTCGCCGGGCATGATCGCCCTGCCGGATTCCAACACCGCCCAGGCGATCGGCGAAACCATGCTGATCGCCGGCCAGCGCGCCGCGGACCCGCCCTTGCTGGCCCCAAGCGATGCCTTCATCAACGCGCCGCACACATACCCGGGCGGCCTCGCGATCTATGAGGCCGACGCGGTGCGGGAACTCGGAAGCAACCCCATCCGGTCCCTGGATGGCGGGGCAAACTTCCCGTTGTCGCGCGACATTCAGCAGGACACCCGCGAGCAGGTGCGCAACGCCTTCCTCCGCAATGTGTTCAACCTGCCGGTGCCGGGCGATGCCAACATGACGGCGACCGAAGTGATCGCCCGCCAGCAGGAATTCATCCGAGAAATGGGCCCGGTGTTCGGCCGCTTCGAGACCGACTACACGGCGCCGATGGTCGAGCGGGCCTTCAAAATCATGCTTCGGGCCGGTGGCTTCCTGCAGATCCCCGACGTGCTGGCCGGCCGCGGCGTGCGCTTCGAGTACGAAAGCCCGGTCAAGCGTATCCGAGAACAGGCCGCATCCCAGGCGGCGCAAATCTGGGTGCAGGATAAGATCGCGATCGCGAGCAACACCGGCGACCCGAGCGTACTCGACGTGGTGAACATGGACGAATATTCGAAGTTTACCGGCCAGGCCGCGAATATTCCGCATGAACTGTCGAACAGCGCCGATGAAATTGGGCGCCGCCGCCAAGAGCGTGCCGAGGCGCAGCAGCGGGCGCGGCAGCTCGCGGAGCTGGCCCAGGGCGCGGGCGTGGCCAAGGACGCCGGCGCGGCGCTCAACAGCACAGGATTGACGATAGAGGATTTGGCCAATGCCGGATGAATCATTTTGGATGGAGCGCGCGCAAAGCGCGGAAGCGCGATTCTCGACGATCCAGGAGCAAGTGGAGCGGCTCAAGGAAAAATACCGCGGTCTTCTCGAAACCCTGGGGGCGCGCGAGAAATCGGATGGCTCGATCGAGATCGACTTCGACGCCCTGGTACAGAAGCTACCGCCCGACCAGGCGCTCGAACTGCGAGCGGTAATCGATCAGCACCACCGAATCTCCGGCGCGCCGGGCGAGAAACCGCGCATCAGGCTTAGCGCGTGATCGACGAAATCGACGACATGATGGCGCATCTGGCCGACTCGATGACGGCCGGGCGCACACGGATGGACCGTTACCGCGAGTTCCGCCAGGTGTTCATGGGCTCCGACGCCGGCAAGCGCGTGCTCTACGACATTCTGGCCTGGGGGCATCTGTACCAGACCTCCATGCGGTCGAATCCACATCAAACGGCCTTCCACGAAGGCGAGCGCCACATCGGGCTCAAGATCATGACAACGGTGCATTTAGAGCCGAGCGATCAGCCCGATCACCAGCAAAGCACCGAACCGAAATAGAGGTAAATTATGAAGCGATTCCGCTTTTCGACCGTTAACCCATACTACATCAAATTCGACCCGCGGTTCTGGGGCCTGTTCGCCGATGACGGCGAAGGTGGCGATACCGGCGCCGGAGGCGGCGATGCTGGCGCAGGAGAAGGCGCAGGAGAGGGCGACGGCGCCGATGCGGGCGCAGGCACCGGCGAAGGCGATCAGGGCTCACAGGCCCCCGCATCCGGCGACGGGGCCGGTGCTGAGGGCGCAGAGACCACCTGGCGCGACACGCTGAAAAGCGACGACGCCAAGAAGTTTGCCGAATCCTCGCCCGATGTCGACCACCTGGTGGGCCGGGCGCTGGAAATGCGTCAGAAATTATCCAACGCCATCACCCCGCCCGGCAAGGACGCGACGGACGAAGAGGTCGCATCCTATCGCAAGCAGATCGGCGTCCCCGACACAGCCGACGCCTACGAGTTCGCCATGCCCGAGGGCGTGGAGCCCACAGAGGTCGACACCGCGTTTCAGGCCGCCATGGGCGAGGTTATGCACGCGAACAACGTGCCGGCCGGGGCGGCCAAGGCGATGGCCGCGGCCTACAACGACTTCGTGGCCAAGACCGCGGAGGCCCAGGTCGAGGCCGACAAGCAGTTCGCGGAACAGTCCGAGACGGATCTGCGCAAAGCCTGGCCGGGCGAGGAATTCGACCGCAACAAGACGTTTGCAAACCGGGCCGTGGCCCAGGTGTTCGGAGAAGACCTCGAAGAAGCCCGGCACATGGAGACCAAGGACGGGCGGTTTTTCCTCGACCACCCGATCGTGCTGAAAGCGTTTGCGGCGGTCGGCCGGGAAATGGCCGAGGGCGGACTGGTCCCGCCGCTGTCCGAAGGCGAGCGCGACGCCGCGCAGGACCAGATCACGGCTATCCGCGCAAAGGCGGCCGACGCCCAAGCCCGCGGCGACAGCAAGGAAGCCAACCGCCTGTTCAAGCAGGAACAGGAGCTTATCGCCCGGACGCAGGGCAACCAGAACATCGTCGGCGCCGGTCGCGCGGCCTAAATTCCCCACGCCCGCCTCCCTGCGTGTGTCAGCCTGGGCCGCTCTTCGGGGCGGCCCGTTTTTCCAAAGACAAATATTCGTTAAGTTCTAAGCGGCTCACCGGCTTGCCGGCCCCGCAAGACTATTTTCACTGCATGACCGAAAGCCCCTGACGGCTGAACGGCGGCCCCGCAAGGCTCGCCGCCCGAAGGCTCGAAGGCTCACGGACGGAACTGCTCTTCCCGCAATCTCGGAAGGGTTTTTCCCAATGAGTACATCTATCGACCAGGCCTTCATCACCTCCTACGAAGCGAAGGTGCATGAAGTCTTCCAGCGGCGCGGCTCGTATCTGAAAGATGCGGTCCGCCTCAAGACCGATGTTGTCGGCTCGACCGCATCGTTCAACAAGATCGGCAAGGGCTCCGCGACGACCAAAGCGCGTCACGGCACCATCACGCCGATGAACCAGACCCACACGGCGCCGTCCTGCACCCTCGCGGACTTCTACGCCGGCGATTGGGTCGACAAGCTCGACGAGGCGAAGACCAATATCAACGAACGCGACGCCATCGCCTCGGGCGGCGCCATGGCCCTGGGCCGGAAGTGCGATGACCAGATTACCACGGTCCTCGACACCACGACCCAAACCACGATCACGCTCACGGTCTCGTCCATCCCCAACATTCGCGCGACGGCGGTGGAGTTTACCGAGGCCGCGTGGGCCAACGACGTGGACAACGACGGCATGGTCTACGCCGTGGTGACGCCGCGTTATTGGTCCCAGCTCATGATGCTGGATCAGTTCGCCCGCGCCGAATACGTGCGGGCGGACGGCCAGGCCTGGGTGCAGGGGCCGACCATCGGCGCCGGCAAGTGGAAGGACTGGCAGGGCGTCAAGTGGAAGATGCAGACCGGCTTGCCGGGCGAGGGCACGACGGTGGCAAAGTGTTTCCTTTGGCACTCCACGTCTGTCGCATACGCGGTGGCGGCTTCGGCCGGCAACGTGGCGGGCAATGCGAGCGTCGGTGCCGATATCACCTGGCACGGCGACCGCGCGGCTCATTTCGTGAACCACATGATGAGCGGCCAGGCCTGCATGATCGATGACACCGGCGTTATTGAGGGCAACCTCAACGACCAGACCGCCATCGCAATCACGTAAAGGAGGGCTGAAAAATGGCTGAACTACGTGGAACACAGATGACGCTCCTGAACGCCGAAAGCACGCCCGATCCGGGCTTTGTTGACGGTACGGTGCGTTGTTTCAATGAAGAGATCACGCTTGCGACCCAGACGACCTCGGACACGATCGAGGTCTGCCGGTTGCCGAAAGGCGCGATCCCGCTCTATGGCATCATCGAGACCGATACGTCCCTCGGCGCGGCCACCGCGGCGATCGGCATTACCGGCTCGACCGGCAAATACCGCGCGGCCGCCGTCTTTACCGCGCTCAATACCCCGACGCTGTTCGGCGTGGGGGCCGCTATCGGTGAAGCGTTGGCGGCGGAAGAAACCGTGATCATCACCATCGCCGCGGCGTCCTTCCCGGCGTCCGGCGTGCTGCGTGTGATGTTCTTCTACGCCTTCAACTAAGCCGGCGTGGACCAAGACCCCGCGCTCTCTTCGGAGGGCGCGGGTGTTTGTTTTTAAGGATTCCCGATGGCGCTCAGTTCTGAAACCGTAAAGCTGCAGTTCGCCGGCGACGGCGCGACGATCAGCTTTGCGGTCACGTTCATCTTCTGGGATCTGGACGACCTGCAGGTCGTGCATCGGGATTCCGCGGGCACCGAGACGATCTGGGTGCGCGGAACACAGTACGACGTGACCGGCGGGGAAGGCGCGACGGGAACCATCGAGGTCGATATCGATCCCGTGGACTACACGCCCGCCAGCGGCGAGACGCTGACCGTCACGTCCAACCTGTCGGACTTGCAAGACCTCAGCCTTCCCGAAGGCGGGCCGTTCCCGTCGAACGCAGTTGAGCAGCGGTTCGACAAGAACGTGCGGCTTATTCAGCAGAAAGAGGAAGAACTCAGCCGGGCGATGAAGTTTCCGGTCTCCGATCCATCATCGGCGGTCGGCGACATACCGGCGGTCGCAAGTCGCAAGGGCAAGACGCTCGGTTTCAATTCCTCGACCGGCGCGCCGCAGGTCATTGAGCCCACGAACTCAAGCCCCAACAGCGTAACCGCCACCGGCTCCACCACGGCGCGGACGCTGGCGGACCTGTTTGGAACGGCTGGCGATCTGACGTTCAATATCCCAACCAATTTTAACACGTTACAGGCGGCCATCGACGAGCTTTCGACGCTGATAATGCGCGAAGGTCATCGCATCATTTTGAACATTGAAACCGGCCACGCGATCACCGACGGCATTTCCGTTGCTAATGGAGATTACCGGCATTTCAAGATCACGGCGGATGACGCCACGGTTCTGTTGGCGGCTGGATACCCTGTCGAAAGCGACGTGGTTTATGGCCATCGGGCGGACATGCCGGAACTGGCCTGTTTGATCGACGGCGGGGGGACCAAGGGCAGCAACGGGTATTACGCCGAAAACAATTCGCGTGGCGTTGTGGCTTCGGGTGCCGGTGTCCGTAATCTCGGAGGGACGGGAACGGGGAATACGGGTGTCGGCCTGTTCGTGGTCGCGAACTCCGAAGTTTACGCCGAAAGCTCGGTCTTTACCGGCAACGACCGAAATATTTGGGCAAGCCAGAATTGTCGGGTGCAAGCGGAAAACGCGACGCTCTCGGGCTCGACCGGCGATATGAACGTGTTGATTACGCGAGCAAGTCTCGGCTATCTGACCGGCGCGGATATGACCAATGCCGCCGCCATCGCCTTGGCGGTCCATCGCTCCTATTGCGCGGTCAACGGTACGTCGGGCGGTAGCGCGGCGGACCTTTCCGATGCCGGGACGGATGGATTGTTCGCGGTAGATTGCGCCATCGTGGCCGCCGAAGGCGTCACAATTAACGACTCCGGCTCAAATGCCATCGCCGCTACCCAATTAGCGCAGGTTGACGCTACTTCGGTTACGGTGGCGGGCACGAGCGGTCCAGGGCAACAAGGCATCAGGGCGTCGTTTGGGGGGCGGGTGAACGCACAGAGTGCTACAATTACCGGCGCTGGTGGGCGCGGGATATACGCGACGGAAGGTTCGATGGTTTCCGCTCGCGGGGCTTCCGTCACTGGGTCTACGCTTGA